TTTTGCGTAGACGCATCTTTTTCGGCAACCACAACTTCATTAGTAGATAAAGCAAATATAGAATATGAAATAGTACCTTTAAATACTTTTTCAGTATTTACGGTAAATCCTGTACTTGTTTTATCAGAGTACCAAACTCTTACGTTATCAGATGCTGATAAAAATATAGTATAATCTACATCTAACCCTTCAACTTGAGGTATAGCATTGTCAAAAACTACAGGACTTTGTTTAACTTCTTCAGTTTTATACCTTGTAGCAAGCCAATTTATTTTTCCACTAAACCCAGTTTCTGGATCAATATTTATTGAAAATCCAATTTCACTCTTATCTGAATACCATAATTGAACGTTTTCTTCTGGAGTTAATTCTATTATATAATCTACACTTTCTCCGGTTGTGGTTTTTGTAAATGTAGTTTCAAACGATACAAATATTTTGCTGACTCCTTCTGGAACATCAACAAAACCAGTTCTTTGTTCTGTAGTCGTTATATCAACTTGAGGTAAAGCTTGGAAATTTCCATATCTTTGTCCAGCTTCTTTATCTAAAGCTTTAATTCCAGTGTCGGAATCTACATATCCAGGATAAATTTTAGCTAATGTAACTTCATTTATTCCTGGATCTTTTGATGTTACTGTCAAAGATGCATTGTAATTCGTCTCAGGAGAATCAGGAGATACTACATTTAAATTAATATTATAATATTCTTGATTAACATCCCATGAATTTATATCAAATGTTTGAGATGCTAATTGTCCTTGTTTAAATTGATATATGACTCCATCTACCAATACTTCAAATGGTGCTTTATCTCCAGCTTTATTAATATCTAAGAAAATTTGTTTTATTCCATTTGTAGTATTTTCTAATTTTTGATAACTAAATGATAATGAATCTAGATTGTTAGTTCCTAAAACTCCAATATAAAATCTACCTTTTGAATTATTTTGGATTTGTTTTAATGTATAATACCCATCTGTTGTTGTATTTTTTTCTAAAATTACAGACATTATAATATCATCTTTTCTCTCGTCTAATCTAGAACCTTCTTCCATTATTGTTAAATATGGAGAAGAATTTTGAGAATCATAATTAAATACTACATAATATACTTTTCCATAAGAAATTGATAATGTAGTTTCTTTTGTTGTTATATTTCTGTTAAATGGCTGTCCAGTAGATGACGAATCAGATCCATTAAATTCGGGAATATTAGTATCAAAATTTTTATAATTAGTATCATCTAATCTATTTAATATACTTAATGGTTTGGTATCGGATAATGCTAATTGTATTTTTTCAACATCAAATCCTGGAGTTCCAGAAGATCCAGTTGTTCCGGTCGTACCCGTTGTTGATACCGATTGACTTTGCCAATATGACGCTGGTTTGGTTAAAGGTAATGATAAACCATCATATGTAAAATCGAATTGGTCTACAGCTTTTAATCCAAATCCTTTTACTATATAAATTATTTGATTTGTATTTGTAAATGAAAAACTTTCTCCTTGAGTTGTTGGTTTATTTGATAAAAAACTTGAATAAGCAGGAATTTCAAAATAAACATCTTCTTTTCCAAAACAATATGCAGGGTCTAAAGATCCTATAGCATCAACCGATGCTGCTTGGTTTCCTCTTGGATTATAGGCTAATATTCTTGCGATTCTATTTAAATTTTTATATTTTTTAGCACTAGGTAAAAATGGTTCGTTAGCTATAGAATTAATATAAAATCCAAATAAAGATCCTAAATATGCATGTAATTGAACTATGGTATTGATGTTTGACCCTACATAATCAACATCTTTAAAAGATTTTGTCTCTTTTAAATAGCCAATTAATTCTTCTTTTATGGCATCAAAATCAATTGCTGTATAATCTATAGTAATTGGCATAATAATAAATCCTTATAATTTTTCCAAATTGAATTTAGATACGTCTAATGCTTGTGTATTTCTTATTTTATAAATAATGCTTATATCATATACTGTGGTTTTCCAATCCATATTTACAGATACACTCATAACTTCTATTCTTCTTTCAAAATTTCTTAATGTTTCTTCAATTTCTATACCTATTTGCTTTGCCGTCGTTTCATCAAATGGTTGAAATAAAAACGAGTTAATTCTACATCCATAATCAGGCAAAAACATTCTAGTACCACGCGAAGTATTCATTAACATATTTAAACTTTGTTTAATAGATTTTTCGTTTGTTTCAGTTGAAACGTTTCCATCAGATAATATTTTAGGATCTAAAGATAAATCTTCATAAAAAATCTGTTGTTTAGCCATCAAGTTCTCCAAAACTCATTTTATATTATTTATATAAAATGACAGGAAAAATGAAACTTTTTAAGAAAACACTTTTTGGGCTTCAACTGCTGTATCTGGACTAGATGGAGTTGAAGGAGTTTGTGGGGATTTGCCCGTTCCTGGAGCCATTCCAGGCAATACTGTAGCTAAATGTAATATACAAGGACTTCCTAATTCAGCTAATCCACGATTTATTAAAGTGCCTCCACAATTAATTCCTGCAAAAACGAATGCAAATTGTCCAACTGATATATTTTGAACTACATCAAGATTTTGACCAATTTTAACATTTCCTCCTAAATCTACATTTCCTGAAACTTTTAAATTAGTTGTAACTATGTCAAATGTCGTTGATTTTATTTTCGTATTTCCTGCAACTGAAATATTTAAGTCACTATTTGCCAATAACTTAATAGTATCTTTTAAAGTTAAATCGCTAGTTCCACTAACCGTAGCTTTTAAATTCCCTTTTATATTTATATTTGCATCTTTTTCTACTTGTATATTAGTGTTTCCATTAACATTTATGTTTAAATCTTTATAAGAATCTATATTTAAATTTCCATTTTTAATAATAGCATTTATATTTCCTTGCTGAGATACTAATCCTATATCACCAGTTACGTCAAATTGAGCATCACCATCAACTTGAAAAAATGCTCCACCTTTAGCATAAACTTTATATTCACCTAATACATATAATTCAGAATTACCTTCAACACCAATTTCATAATTACATGCTATATCAGGATCATTATCAGATGGAACGTTAGTTTGATCAATCTTTTTTATACCTCTTGATTTTCCTACATACATTAATTTATTACCATTTTCATCAGTATGTTCTATAGTATTCTTATGAATTAAATATATTTTTTCTTTTCCATACCTATTATCAATAACAAGAGTTGTTCCTTGAGCAGTAGTTGTGCAAAATATATCTCTATTTGAATTTGAATCTTTTATATCTTTTATATCTAAATTAGGACTTCCTATATCAGCATCAACTTTTGAATTATTTGTCCAAGTATTTTCTGCATTTGGAGAAATATTGTTTCCTCTAGGATGAAAATCTTTTTTAAAATTTCTTATTTGATTTATTTTTTGAACTATTTCTTCATTTCTTTGTATTTTTTGGATGTTCCAATCTCTTGCCATTGGTGCCATTGCAAAATAAATAGGCACCATATGATTACCAGCTTCAAAAAATATAAATACCCAATTTCCACGGTTTGGAACTACGAATTGACCACCAGTACCACAAGAGTTTCCAACGGGGTCCATTCTATCTTCTACAAATTTTTTATCATTTGGTTTATTAAAAGTAACAGAATTATCTTTAGATTTTTCAATTTTTGATCTATTACCAGGGTTGTACCTTTGTCCTTTATCTTTTTTTGGCGGTTCTGAAATAAAATCTTCATTGTTTATATTATAACCACCGCTAGAATATAAACCTAATGCTGGATATGCCCACGGTAATTCAGCAATAGTCATTTTTTCAGTATCATGCATTCCAAAAATTCTAACTTTAATTCGTCCAGAATCTAAAGGATCATCATTATCCTCTACTAATCCACGATATATTCCCCCAAAGGTATTTCTAGGCTTTTCAAAATTATCAGGAGTCATTTTCTATATCCTCGGAGTCTGTTTCAGATGAATCTATATCATCAAGACTCTTAAATATATATATTTCGCCTCCAATATTTTTATCTTTATATTTTCCATGTTTAACACTATCAATAAGAGATAATACTTTAAAAAAACGGTCTATAATTTTATGTATTTGAGATTCTTTAAAATATGGATGGCGTTCCATATGATAATATCTAACTGTTCCTAATAAAGCTAAATTAACCATTCTAGATATTATTATATCTTTATTAATTTTCGTTGTTGAGTTTCTATCTGATAATCTTATTAATTTAATCATCAATTCAATATTATGATCAACTTCGTCGTCCACGCTCCATTTTAAATCATATAAATTTTTATAAACTTCTTTTGCTAATTTATCTTTATGATAAATTTTATACATATCAACTCTCATCCAAGGATCATCATTTTTTAAACTTTCTACTAATTCATCTTCTGATAATTCATCTTCAAACCACGCAGAAATTTCTTCTTGTTTTGGCAATGATGATACGTTTAAATTATTATTTTTTACAAATTCACGATTTTCTATAAATTCTTTAACTAATCCGTCTATATTAGCTTCTAAAACTTTTGGTTTTATTTTACCTTTATATTTTTTTAAAATTAAATTTTTAATTTTTTCATTGTCGTAAGTTGCCATTTATTACCCATTTGTATATAATAATTATATATCAAATGGATGGTTTTTAACTTTTTTTAATCAACCAGTTGAACCAAATCCGTTAGTCCCTCTATCAGTTTCAGAAGGTTCATGATCTATTTCTTCTAATTTTGTATCTAAAACTGGGGCCATAACAGATTGTGCAATTTTATCACCAGGAGCAATATCAAATGGATATTCACCATGATTAATTAAAATAACTTTAATTAAACCCCTGTAATTTGAATCTATTGTGCCGATCCCATTTAATACAGTAATTCCTTTTTTAGCAGCAAGTCCACTTCTTGCTCTAACTTGAATTTCGTAACCAGAAGGAATTTCAAATTTTAGTCCAGTATTTACCATACGCCATTGTTTAGGAGGTATTGTTACATGTTCACATGATGATAAATCATATCCAGAATCACTTGGATGTGCTTTAATTGGCATTCTTGAAAATTCGTGATCTAGATAAACTTTAAAAATTATAGAATCGCTCATAAGGTTTCCTTTCGTTCTTTACATAACCAACATAATGTTGTATTATGATCTAAATATTTATTATAAAATTTGCAAAAAAATTTTGCTGATAAAACTTGCGTGTTAGCTTTGCAACAATTGGTTTCTGGAAAATATTTTGTGTCTAATTCTAATTTTCCACGATAGGCACATGGTCGTGCTCCGTTTATTTCGTTATATGAATTTTCTTGGTGTGACATTTTATTTTTTCTTATATGTTTTGCAGTTTTCACATATGCTACGTTTCACAGTTCCATATAATTTACAAATAGCAAATTTAGTATCTTGATTTGCGTTTTGTTGTCCAACAGGAATATCAACCCAAGTATCAACCATTTCAGGAACTTTTTGCTCTTTCATAGTCGTAGTTTGAGGTTTTCCTTTACACCCACACCCACTTTTTACTGGAATTAAAACTGTTTTATAAATTATATTACCATTTTCATCTAATTTAGGAACTTGTTGTTTTATTTTATTAGTAATTACATTATTAGAATTTTGAACATTTCTTTCAAAATCTTTTAATTTATATAAACAAGGTGATTTTAATAAATCAGATTCACTTCTAATTGGCATATTTAAAACCTTTTATTTATTATATCCTTGTTTTTTATTAAATCAAACATTTTTAAACGTAGCGAAGAATAAAGGTATCACTCGGAACCATTCCCGAATGCGCCCATGTAACATCGCAGAACAGGTTGTTTGCATTCTCCCAGGTAAAATTGATTGGAGGAATTGATGTAGGAAATGCATCTAAAAATTTAAATTCGCATACTTTTTCTCTATGATTATTAGTAATGATTAAATAAATATCTGTAAAATAATCGGTAATCATATCTCTACCGCTTATTTTATTATATTCTTCTGGATTATGCAAAGCATATAACCAATATAATAAAATTCTATAATTTAAAAAG